ACCTGCTGCGTATAGCTTCTCAAACAAAGCTCTCTGCCCGCCGGTACCTACCATAGCAGCTTTGCGTTCATCCATAGACGCCCATAAATTAGCAGCTTCTCCTACTTTATTTAACCAGTCACCTAGAACGCTTCCTCCATACTTGAGTTTGCTGGTTACACTCTCTATGGAAGATCCGATGTTGTACCACAGAGTATTCTGTTGTATGAGCATTGCATTTGTGGCTGTACCTTCTTTGAACATTGCTTCAGTTAAATCACCGACAAGTTCTCGCGTACGCAGCAAAAATGCTATAGTTCTCTGAGTTTGGATTTGCGGGAATAGCTTTGCTATGACTTCAGGCGCTCCCTGAGTCTTAGCTTGTAGTTCATCTAGAAACCCTATAATACCGTTAGACTCAAAAGCGGCTCTACCAAAAGCTAGTCCTAAACTATCAAATGTGTCTGCCGCTTGTTTTCCAGGAGATATAATATCAGTTATTAGGCGACCTATACCTGTAACAGCCTGAGTGTTTTTCATACCTCTGGTTAGTGCAGCATAAGCACCGCCTAACTGCTCTATAGATAGTCCCGCTTCCGCAGCCGGTGCTAGGACTCTTCCTAGCTGCGAAATCATTTCTTTTGTATTTACCTTACCTTTATCTACTATGTTGAATAGGACATCGTTTACCTTACCAATCTCTCCTATTGTTATTCCGTATGTATCTTTAAATGTGGTTAGGATACCTACAGAACTTCCTAAATCTTCTCCTAGTGCGGTAGATAGTACACCGCCTTGATATATAAATCGTTCTAGGTCAGAACTTTCTACACCGGATGATAGTGCGGCTTTATAAGCCTTGACTACGTCTACTACATCTACATTAAATGTAGTAGCTAGTCTACCAGCAGATAGAGCGGCCTTGTCCATTTCCTCTCTTAAAGACGCGCTACTAGCAGAAGAATCTAATAGTAGTGTAGCCATATTCGCAAGCTCTTTATTAAGCTCACGACCGTACATAAGTACACCACCCATAGCGATAGGTACAGCAGCACTTAGTCCTATAAAACCTGCTGTAGCTGAAGAAAGTTTTACACCTACGGTATCTAGTATATTAGCGGTAGCGTATAGTCCACCTGCTGCTTGGTAGTTACCAGTCATTGTAGCTAAACCAGCGCCTACACGACCTAACTTGCCTAGGCTTATCGCTTGTCTAGCTTCCTCTGCAAGCAGCTTTTTCCTAGCCGCTAGCATTCTAGATTCGGTTTCTTGTAATCCTACAAATATGCCTCTAGCTTGTAGAGCATTCTGCATCAGTCTGCTATTAGCAGTTAACCAACGATTAAGCTGTTTATCAGCTGCATCAGTATCTAATATAAACTTTAATACAGCTGTATCCGTAGGCATAGTTTATCCTTCTCTATCTCTAATCTGGTTGTAGGCTACTAATTCACAAATATCTTGACGGTCTAAGGTATCAGCCCAAGAAGGCGGCTGGCCGAACCGCTCACAGATTCGTAGAATCTGGTATCGCAATGTTCGGCCAGCCGGTAGCTCATCCTGCTTAGCTTTACTGATCTTTAGTACTGTTTCGTCAAGAGCTACTATAAACTTTCTTTAGCCGTCTCTAGTTCTCTATCAGAGATATTAGCTGCTTGCGCAGCCTTCTCTAGAACAATACTCATGTCACCATCACTAATACCAGCGTCTCTAATCTCTTGTTCTAGCTTACGCATACTGACAATATCAGTAGGAGTATTGTCGAAGGTTAGGTTAGGATCGCCAGCAAGTACAGACCAGAACGCATAGACATTTTGTAGGAAGCGCCACTCATCATACTCGCGTATAAAGGTTGGGTCTTCGTAGTTCTCTACACGCTCTGGTGCCTTACCTACCTTGTTAACCATATCGAATGGTGGTCTAGGTCTAGGAATGGTTTCTTCATACATCTTCTTCAATCCCATAGGGAGAGAAGAAACTGTTAGCTCAATTTTAGAGCCATATCTTGGAAGAGTTACCTTAATCGTCTCACGAATCTTTAATGCGTTGCCATTAAACTTCATGTTCTACCTTATGTTGTTGAAACTACGCTATTTATTAGACGTAGGTTCTGGTGGGTTTATCCATTAGTGCTGTGCCGCTGATGCTTAGAGTGTTGGCTTCTGAGCCTTCCTTAAAGCTGAACTTCTCTGCCATAAACTTAGTGAAAGTTAGCGCTTCGTAGTGACCGACATTGCAAGGATCTGCAATACGGAACTCGATAGTAACTGCATAGGGACCGCAAGTATCAGTAGATACCCAACCAGCAGTAACAGCAGGAGTGTCACCAGCTAGAACGTCTTGAACTGATAGGCCAGTCGAAGCGCCGGAGCTATAGTTCCATTGCTCAAACTTGATAGAGAAGTCTAGACTCATAGCAGTCTGATCGCCTGCTCTGCGTGAGTCGATAACGCCTCTATTCATTATGAGAAAGGCGTTACGCATTCTCTCGAATGAAAGGTCGCCGTCGCTGATTGGAATGGTAAGAGTCTTAGGAGTGCCGGAACCATCTTTGATTATGATTGAGCCGTCTCTGAGTGTACGAACAGTAGCCATTGGTTATTCCTTATGATATTTGTGCGGTTGTATGAATTACACAAGTGTGAATCTTTAAACTAGGTGACGTTTGATATATCTGCTTAGAGTAATCGCCTGTCGACCTAAGGTCTAGATAGGTTATTTTAGCATCTAATGTACGGAAGCAACTACTTTTTATGATATGGGTAGCTCTGTGTAGAAATGGTTTATATTTATAAGCCAAATCATACGGAGCGGAGAATTTCTTATCTGTTCTGTATTCTGCGTGTAATGAATGACAGGACAACTGAACAGAATATATTCTGTCGCCCTCTAGACTTTGGGTTCTTCTCTCTACTTCATTTAGTAGATCGAATGCAATAAAGTCAGGTACTTCGTCTAGATTAGGGAATGGCATACCCTTTAGCAGTATAGGTATGGAAGTATCTACTTTAGAAACTATCTTAGCTAGTCCTAAATACAATTCTGAATATGTCGGAAGTGTCATAGCGATTCCTTAAAGTCCTGCCAAATTGCTCGAATGAATCCTTGATGTTTTGAACTACGACCTTGTCCAAATTCGACATACTTTAAATAATAGTCCCACATAGGATTAGCTATACTAAATACAATATTACCATCTTTAATAGTCTCTATAACCTGCCATCCAGACTCCCCAGGTTCGTTACCTATTAAGTACGGAACATAGGCAGCAGGGTGAGACTTGTACAAATCTCTGCTAGCACCACTAGAATCGCCTTTAGCGGCACCTGTATCAACAGGAGTAGCTGCAATAAGGTTTCTATGTAACTGAAATATCTTCTGTCTGTATTTATCTGTATATCGTTTATGATGCCTCTTAGACATTGCTAAGATAGCCTTTTGAAACTCTCTTTGATTACCAAAGCGAAGTACGACTCCCATTATGCAAATGCTTTAAGTGCTAGTCTATAACGAGTGTCTAATGTGCAAATATCTACGGCAGTTATATGCCACTTGTTTTCATCCTCGTCTACGAAAGTATCACCTTCCCTTACGATAACTCCTTCTCTTGGAACCTCTACTACCTTATCTGCCATGTTAAATTCATCATTAGTAATAGCAATGTCTCTAGCACCTATCTGTCTCTGACTAGATGAGTTTCTTACGGCGGAGTTACGGAAGATGCAACCATCTACTTCATACTCTGTTATAGTAGGTGCTATCTGGCCTGTAGCAAAGTCAGGATTAGTACTTCCATTGTTATGGAGTACTTTACCTGTAAAAGAGTTATCGAACACTTCGTAGTCGTCGACTAGACCGTCTCGCAGTAAGTTATCCATATTACGGTCCTGCGTAACCTACAGTTACTTCTTCATATGGACCTTCCTCTGCTGAAATCTGTTCTGATAGTCTAGATATAGAAGTATCTAATTGCTTTAAATACTCTGCCCACTTAATTTCCTGCCCATCTATGTTATAGCTAGGCTTAGGATGAAGCGTAATCTTTAAACGCACGTCGATCATTTGATCACGTGTGCTATAGAGTTTAGCTAAAATCTGCTCATCAGTATAAGCCATTAGGTATTCCTTTATTAAAACAACCCACCGTATTTTACTACGGTGGGTTGAGTGTGCATCAGTCTACCGTAGATTAGGCTACGTCGTAGAACTTAGCTGCGTACCAAGGTGCAACGATCCGAGGCACACCGCGTTCATCAGCACGGAACTGTGCGATAACATCGCGCTCGAAGTCATCCTTATCGTGCTGTGCAGCCTTTACCTGGAAGGGGAACAGAGTACGATACTTGAATGCCTTCTTGAATTGGCCTAGATACCAGTACTTAGCAGCGTTGGCAGCGGTAGAACCGGCTGCAACTAGAAGGTTACCAATCCAAGGTGAGCTAATAACTCTCATACCAGGAACGATATTAGGAGTAATAGCGGTGTTGGTGGTGTTGGTAACGACTCTTAGCTCTGTAGCATTAAGAATGCGCTTTGCAGTCCACTGTAAGCCCCAAGGAATAAGCATGGTATCAGGCATAACACTGATAGGTTCCCCTACGGCACGATCGTCATTCATATCAGCAAACAGCTGCATAGCGGTGTCTATCGAAGTGTAGTCAGTGAGAGTAGTGCTGGCCTTAGCGTTTACACGAGGATCACCCCCACCAGTTAGGACGTAGGTATTGCGAGCAACACCCTTACGCTCAAACCCGTTGTCGATACCTAGTACGGTACGGAGAATACGCTTCTCTTTGTTCGTGCCTAGTCTACCGCCGATGGTCTGTGCCTGTTCGATGATCTTACCAGTCTGATCAAAGAATACTAGTTCTCTGGTTATACCGATCTTAAGACCGCGCTTTACCGAGGTAGGAATCTTGATGTAATCTTCGCCGAACTTAACGCTGGGGAACTCCTCGCCTTCCTTAACAATCATAGCATCATCGTCTATAGGAGCTAGACCAGTATCGAACCCACCATCACGGGTGGACTTCTCTTCAGTTACTAGCTCATTACCGATGAACTCAGGAGCAGTGTACGAAGCAAGAGCAGCTTCAAATATCATATTACCAGTGATATTGGTGAAGGCAGAGAGGTTGACAGGATCAACCGCTTCCTTAACACCTACGAAAGCGTTGTCAGAGTTAGCATTACGCAGAGCGCGCATACCTTCTCTGCCAAGAGTGCTCTCGGCTACATCAAGAATCGAAATATCTTCGACCTTGATCTTCTTCTCAGTTATTAGTTGTACGACTTTAGCTTCTGCCTCACGGACATCAGCTGGAGTCTTGCATGATTCAAAAACGTGGTGAAACATTTTAGTATTCCTTTTCTATTATCTCTTGACAGGGGTGTTTAGCAGTCTAACCATAACTCTAGTGGCACTAGCACCACTATCTCTAACTACAACACCAACGGCAAGAGCCTTAGTCGCTACGCCAGCGACAGTGTTAAGTAGTGCGTTACCAGCAGCCTTGATAGGACCGACATACTGACCGATGGTATAGGTTCCAGAAGAGCAATCCATTTCAATAGTACCATCCATCTGTACAGGAACTTCAAGATCGCGAGGATCAGTAGTAGCTGCACGGCTACGACCAGTTGACATGCCTAGGAAGGCAGTAGCGAAGTTGGTCTGAGTAGTAGCTAGATCGGTAGTCCAGGTAAAAACAGTAACAGGCACTGCTTTGTTGCTTTCTAGAGCAACAAGATCACCGAGATTGATTGTATTGGTAGGAACTGAGCTAGTAAGCTTTACTGGAGCGAAAACTAGGTCAGTGTTACCCATTCTATGAATGTGAGGCATGATTTATAATCCTTTACTTCTTCTTTATTAGTGAGAGAACAGTATCGACATCAGCAAACTTACTAACTACAGGCTCTTGCTTCTCAGGAGTCTTACCTTGAGGAGCGAAAGACTCCACTACAGTAGCGAAGACTTCCTTACGATCAGCAATCAATTCAGCGACATCTTTACCTGCCACTATTGATTCTCTAACCTGAGTCATGAATAGCTTGCTTTTTGCTTTAGCATCCAGATCCTTAGTAGCTTCGATAACCTTAGCATCTATATCCTTCTCCGCCTTTACAGCTTCTGAAGCAATAACAGTTACTAGGTCTGAGCGATGCTCTTTAAACCCTTCTATAGTAATGTCTTTCCAATCCATTGTTGATTCCTTTGTGAGTTCGTTTTTAGAAAGTTCTTGTAGTAAATCTTGTACCACTGGTGTCAATTTTACAGCCAGTTCGTCTTGTGTCAATGGCTTTCCCTGGTTGTACTCTGACTCATAATATAAGTTGTTGAATGCTGATACTAGTAGAGATACTCTTCTCTCTTGTACTTTATCCTCAACAATACCTTCTGATACGGAAGAGAATGATTCCTTAAAGATACCATTTGTAGTAGCAGGACGTGAAACAATATCTACTGACTTAGGTTTACGAATAGCAACCATAGTCTTTGTAGCATTATCTAGTTTAGCTTCTGCTATGTGTGAGAAGCCAATCTTATTAGGCTGGTTCTCTACCCACCACTTCATAGCCTCATAGTGAGGATGCTTAGTGTTGAATTGCACATCACCAAGCATACCAACTGACTCTTTAACAGAGGTAGAAGTGATGAACCCTATCTTAGTGGTTACGTCTCTATCACCTGTCTCAGTAGGATCGGAGTGGTTTAAGTAGATGTCTAAGCCTTCGTACAGTTTGTGTGCGTCAGTGATGGCTTCCATAGCATACTTATAACCATTCTTGGATTCTAGCCCAAGAAGGTGTACACCTGTCAGAAGACCTGTTTCACTTATAGTTCTAGCTGTACCTAGCTTGACGCTTTCTAATATATTCTGGAACATGTTAGCCTTTCCTTATTGTTACGGTTTCTATTTTTGTTTGATCTAGTTGCATAGGAGTAGGGTGAAAGTGTAGTATTGCATCACTGCTGTCATCTTCAACAACACGTGGTTTTCGATGCTGTGCTTCTTTACAACCTCCTACTACCTCAGCAACTTTCTTAAGTACTTTTGTTTGTTCGTTGAGACTTTCGACTACAGCCTTGCACACATTTTCATATCTTATACTGGCTTCGTTAAACTTCAAGTTAAGTTTATGTGTATCATCTACGTTCTTATCTATCTTACTATCTTTAACTGCTAGTACCTTTGCATTATCAATTTCCCTCTTGTAGTCTCTGTAAAGGAAAAAGCCTACCATAGCCACTAAAAACCCTAGTTTTTCAATCGCTGTTACAATAGTATCAAACCCCATTGTTGCCTCCTGTACCACTATCTGTTTTTTGTCCACCGCCTGCCTTACTAGTTCCGTCGCCACCACCTGTATTAGTATTACCTGCATCTCCTGGCATCTGTTCCCCAGGTTGTGCTGTGTTACGATGCCTAATCATGTTTGCTCTAGACACAGTCCAGTTGTTACCATTCTTAGCGGCTACTTCTTGTGGTGAAGTTGATCCTAGACGCATATAGATTTCATCTGATCTAGCTTCATCAATAGCTTTAGCAATAGCAAGTCTGGGACCATTTACAGATATATTATACTTAAGTTCATTAGCCTCTCTATCTACACCCATAGCTTCTTGAACTCGCCAAAATAGCTCTATATACGAAGTATAGAATTTTGTTTGTTCTGAGCGGAAGTTTGCTATTACAGGTGAGCTAGGAGGTAAAGGCTCCGGTGCTTCTTTACTTAACAACCATTCAACTGGAAGTACGAAGTTAGCTGCGATCATACCTAGATCTTTATCTGCTACAGCTACTAGACCATCTACTTTTATATTGTGTGCTGGGAAGTCGTACTCTGTACCTTCTGGAGCATCTATAATAGTTCCAGGGTCGTACTGTCTAGTTCTTACGGTAGCGCCTGCTGTGTTAGTTCTAGAACCAGTAGCTGTTTTATCTAGGAATGACTGAACCTTAGCGGACTTAGCACCTTTGTGCTTACGGATGAGTGCTATCGCAGATTGAATCTGTGCCAGTACAGAAATGTTTACTAGGAGCTTCTCAACTCTACGAAGGTTCGTAAATATAGAGTAGCCTTGCAAGAATCCTCTAGGCGCATCAATATCCACAACATCTTTAGTGTGGATTATGTCCTCTGGAGGTACTGCTTTATATGTATTATTAGTAGGATTTAGAATGTAGTATTTCTTAATTGTCTCATTATCGTTCTTATCGAACTGTATTCCGTAAGGTGCTTCTGTCTTATCAGACTGTATAAATCCAGGATCTACAAAGCGAATTGTAGGTACATCGCCAGTACGGAAAAGTCTTACAAATGCTTCACCGTCTCGCTTATATCTATTAAGCCAATCAACTGTTCTATTATGCATACTATTTCGCATGCAGAATAGTTTCCAGTTCTCCTTCATAGTAGCTACAGTAGAGTCTTTGTTGGTAGCTAGTTTAGCGGGATCTTCATCTAAATCTTCGCTGTATATATCAATACTAAGACCGGAACCTATGATGTTGTTACGGTAATGATATAGACAGTTCTTGTAAATTTCATTCGATAGACTTAAGTTTCTACTTACATCACGAATCGTTTTTAGTTCTTGTAATGTGAAATCGTAGAATGCTGTTACAGCATAAGTTAGTGGAAGCCAGCCATCAAAGTTCTCACCTGATATTTCTTGTCTTTTAGCTAGAGTGGCTTCACTAACTGAAGCGAACGATTCAGAAATAGGAGAGAACATCCCATTAAGGATGTTCATAAACTTCTGTTGTAACTCTTCCTCAGATTGTCTAAGCGCGTCTTGCGTTTTCATAGTGCTTCTTAGCTTTCTTACGTTTAATTAAAAGTTTTTCTTCTGGTGTCATAACTTTAGACAGCTCTTTACCGACAGAAGTGTTGTCAAATCCTGGTTCTTGGCTAGCAATGTTTATTGCTGCTTGTAGCTTATCGCGTATAAGCTTCTCTTTAGGATCTAGAGTCCATCCCAATAGCGATCCTATTAATCCTGCTATCTGAGGTAGTCCACCAGTACCACTAGATGCTAGCGCTCTTAGTGCTGTTACAGCTAGACCAGTACCGACTACAGCAGCTAAACCCCACCATGCACCGGATGGAGACACAGGATTTTTAATACTATCTTCTATCTTAGGTAATGCTTCGTGTGGAGCATTGTTCCATTCCGCTGCTTTCACTGTAGCATAACTATCTAAGTCACTAAGCGATATACCTAGTGTGGTAGCCATATCTATAGATAGGCGGTTTATAGCTTCTTGACTATATGAGGATGCTACTGCTTCTGAGGCTTGCTTAACATTAGCGATGTCTGTGCGTAGTCTTTCTACGCTTGCTGGTGCAAGTACTCTTGCTCCACAACCATAAAATAGCATACATACAACTAGAAGTGCTGCTAGTCTCATGGGTCTTATTATACACCGACAACTAGTTTGTCAATGTATCTTATTGCATATAGTGGTATGCGTCAAACATATTAGATATACCCTCAAGAGTCCTATCACGTGTTCCAAATAGAAGATTGTCCCCTAGAGAGTCATCTGCTATATCACCTATATCTGTACTATCTACACTAGCAAAGTCTGTAACAGAAGATAGTACTCTTAATGCACCTTCTAGTCCGTCAGGCCCATCGTCGTGATCAGAGTGTGGGTGATCTTTTAGTTGTTGCAGTACTATCTTAGTGAAAGGGCAACCTTGTTTAAATAGAAAGAACTTTCTATTTAACCAGAAACCTAGTCTAGATATACGGATGTTCTTATTCTGCCCTGTGTTATCTATAGGTAATACATTCAGATTAGGAACCTTCGCCTGTAATTCTTCACCAACGAGATACTGCATACCTACGGATTCTACACCAAATGCTGAGAACTTTACCACTGAGTGCCACTGCTTTATATCGTCTATTCTCTCGTTTATAGGGCGTTTTCGCATATCACATTCGACTAGTACCTTGTTGTATTCTGGTAGATAGTGTAGAATAATTATAGCAGGGTAATCGTGCCGCTTTGTATCTGCTCCCTTGGCTGGATCTAGATAACCTACTGTAACAATCTTATTATAAGTAGGGGGTTCTTTATAGTAGCAGTCTTCAAAGTACTCTTCGGGAAACTCACACTTACTAGGATCTCTAGGATCATTCTGCTTTTCAGAAGCGAAGGCTTGGTACCCTATTTCCTCACGCATGGTCATGAGTGTATGGAGGTCTTCTTTCTCTGGCCACAATACAACAGCGCCCTCATGCATTTCGTCTTTATGCTTGATGTAGTAATCTTTGCAACCTTCTGCGTCGAAGTGGAATAGTCTACTCCACTCTTTCCAATGTGTATCTAGGTGCGTGGGCCATTCTCTTATAGCAGCGAACTTAATAACTCTGTATGATGGACGACCAGCGATGCTTCCTACGATACACTCTCTATGTAGCATCGTTCCTACTACGAATATGTTTGTCTCTGTATCACCAGCGGAAGATAGGTCTTTATCGAACCACTCGATGTCTTTCTGTCTCCCTGTTGGTGATAGCATATCTTCACCAGATTGCGGATCATCTACGATAATGAGCGATGGACGGTATTGTCTGAACTTTCTACCTCTAGGATTAGCACCCTTACCCAATGCTTCAATGCATACGCCGCTCTTGGTTTCAATACGCGATACCTTCCATGTCTCACCTTGCTCACACGCAAGTGGATAGGCTTCTCTTAGAGCTTCATTACTTTCTAGCTCTGTAGCTATGCTTTTAAGGTACGCTTCTGCTTGAATCGCCGTGTCAGCGATAAGCATAATGTACTTCTCAGTTCCTTCACAGATGGCTCTTAGCGGAATGAGTAGTGTAGACCAAGTTGATTTAGCATTACCTCTAGGTGCGATAACTAGTATGCGCTTTCCACCTGCTCCTGCACTCTGTCTGTCTTTCTTTAGTTCATCGCCTACATCGCTCAAGGTTTCATGTAGAGGACACATTCCTCTAAACAGATAGTGCGGAGTGAATTTTAATCCCCACTCTTTCAGAGTAGGATAGGTAAGTGTATTCTTAGCTGCGGCTGCTGCTTTAAGCTTGTCACCAAGCATCTTAGCAATATCAAACTCTAGTTGCATATAGTACCTTACATTGTTGCATCTGCTTCATCTCCAGTTACTTTCATCTGTGCAGCTATCTCTATCAGAGCACGCTTATGGATGCTTATTGGTTCTATTTCTTGACCACCTTCTATATACGTGTCTCCAGGCATTACCTGTATGTCACATACGTTATAGGTAGGTACTACTTTACTTATAGCATCTGCTATGATAGCTAGTTTATCTGGCTCTACGTATAGAGCTATGATGTCTACTACTTTCGACATCATTATGTCTACTGTCTCAGGTGTAACAGAGTTCATCTTAGACATCTTGTCTACTACGCCTGTTATCTTTTCGCATAGCTGAGTTACAGCTACTATATGCTCTATTGTGATAGCATTATCATTCAGTTTGCTAACAAGTATTCCTAACATAAGTCTCATCATAGATACTTCACTATCTAGCTGTAGCTTATGTTTCGATCCCATCAGTTCTTCATATTGCTTACGCAATGTATTAGATCTAAAGTGATTACTTAGCATTTGTGCCTCTTCAAAATGTTCGTCGCAACATGGGGTGGAGGAGTAGTTTTCACATCTTACTCCATCTTTTATATAAACACATCGTCTGCTACCCTCTATATCTATCTCTGGTAATACACCGCATTTGCGGATAAGCCTCTTAGCTACATTCTCTCCGAATGCGTATTTGAGCTTGATACCACTTAATAGAGGAGTCTTTGGTAGAGCTTCTATCTTAGATGCTTGCGTGCCTGTTATAAGGTCACCAAGTATATTTATCCAATCATCGGCCAGTAGTTTAGTGGACAGCATACACCTCAAATATAACACTTGCTTTACGTTCGTCAAGTGTTATTATACCAGGACTGACCCTCCCAAGTATAATATAGTTATATTAGAAAGTATAATATGAAGAAGATCATCAACGTATATGGTAGATGTGATGAGTACTCTACCATACGAGTGGAGTCCACTGTATATAATAACGTGGTATCTGTTTTCGACTTTAAGTACGAAGACAAGTTAAAAGAATTTAACTGGTGCTACGAAACTAGTAAAGGTGTCCTTTATACAATGGACCTTACTATGAAGACAGCTACCATGCTAGGCTGTGCTGGCCCTAAGTTCTACTTACAGAAGTATGTAGCTTGGCTTGAGACAGGTAACAACAAGGTTGTGTGGCTACGTAAGCACAAGTGGGATTACCGCGTGGCACATGGTAGAATGGTACAGTTGTAAGCCTCTGTAACATTATACTTGACTTCTATTCCTGACCGGTATAATATAACCATCATGCCATCAGTAACCACATCAAAAGTACAACAGTATGACGACTTTTCTACTCTTACTATTTCTACTACCGATCCTCGTAGGGACGGTAGAGTTGATGTATATATGTTTGATGTTGCTCACACGGATGAGATCCAGAAAAGAAGCTGGGTTGTGCGCTCTGGTATTCCTTTCTCTAACGACGGTATCAATTTTTCTAAGTTTATATCTACTAAAGTTGGTTTGAGTCTTCGTATAGAGGATAATGAGGATTATACGTCTGCTAACTACACGAAACGTAGTATAACAGAAGGTATGCTTACTAAGGCTAACGAGGTTACTAGAGCCATTGCTGCTAAGAAGCGTGAGATATATGCTAAGAACTTCCATCCACGTCAAAAATGGAAGAGTAAGGAAGATATTGTAGAATTACCTATTATTATTCAAAATGATGAGGTAATTACCATAAAATGCAACGTTTTCTTTCAATATTTGATACCAAAGTACGCTATTTTGATGAGAAATGGGCTATATTTACGGTCCCAAAGAGAGGATAGACCGTACGGAAAGGCTCTTTCTGCACACATTATGGACTCTTTAAGCCTGCCTAAGTCAGGTGCAAAGCAGCATAGGAAGGATAGACTTGACTATAGAATAGATCCTTCTGACATGCGATGGATGTCTTGCAACATCAATAAAACCAAGTATTATACGTTCGGTGCTGTTAGTGTACTTGAAATAGTGTTTTATGATCCGATTAGTCCATGGTTCGTACAGAATCGTCACATGATCTGTGAGAATCCTTTGTCGGATGAGCGCGCTATTTATATCTGCTTCGACTCCTGTGTGTTACAGAAGATTCTAGATGGAGAATATGAGTGGTCATATAAGTCTGTAACAGACGGTATAGAGATTATCTCCCCTGTTACAGAGACTTCTACTATCAGTCTTAAGCGAATACTTGCACGCTTGTACGGTATGGATATAGGTGCCTATCGCATCGAGTCCCGATTCTCTAAGTACTATGCTAAGGCTATCGAGACTAACAATTTATCTAGGAGAGCTAAACTAGAGAATACTATCAACTCAGAGAAAGGCAGAGGTAAAGTTCTCTACACTAAAGCTGTAGAGCGTCAATATAGAAACCTCTTCACGGAGAAAGAGTTCTTCGTAGAAGATATGTTCGGAGGCATCGGACAGTGGTGCCTAGATATGCGTAACGGATCAATTCGGATGTCAGCCAACCAGAGTGAATGAGAAATCATTTGCTACACCAGAGAGTCTCTATGACCACAAAACTATACGATAAAACTAATTCAAAAGTTAAGAAGTTTCTGCGCTTCTACAGAACTGAGTCAGTAGTGAATGGTGTTGCTACAGTCAGTCGCCATCAGATATGGTTCACTGGTGATGTTCAAGAAGCAGCAGAGAAGATTTCTATTAAATACGAGAATGATAAGTTCTTCCGCTGGTACGAACCACTTGATCAACAGATACAGGGGAGACACTGGTAATGCTAACACCTACAGACACAATAACCATAGTGGACGTCACAAAATATCCTCGCAGCGTGTTTGAATCTATTATCTATAACGGAAAGGGTAATCAGCAGCACGACCTTGATGTACGCATTCGTCACCTTATTAGTTTAGGTGACGATGAGTTTCTACACTCAGCGTCCGCTACTGTACGGATGGATCTTCATGCTTTCGCAGCCCTTGAGTTGACTGCAAGTGTCTGTGGTATTCTTAAATACGTTAAGAATGTATCCTACGATGATAGAAATACTCTTTATGTTTCTGGCACGTTTAAGGAGTGGAGGGATTTTATTAGAGGGCATAAACGTGCTGCTATGAGATGGAAGTGGGAGATTTGTCTTGTCCTTGTTGATTTGTTTAGAGAGCATTGTGATAGTGCTTTTGTGGATCTTGCGTCTGTGTAAAATTTTTGTGAAAAATTTTTAGGAGACCACGTGGCTTTGCTGCGTGGTCTTTTTGTTTTTGTGTTACTAGGATACGATGGGACTATACGCGAGGTAGAGTGGGTGCATGGTAACTTGGTGTATATTTTATTTCAACATCGCATACTGCCTCTAGCTGTGTGACACAGGCGCACCCTCCCCCGGTGTCAAGGGCTTGACGTACTAGGTTGCATGGTGCCGTGTAACACTGTTACACATTGGCACGATCGTTGCTAGCTCATGCGTCCAGTGTATACAGGTTATGTCGCATGTTGTCATGGTAGCGTGGTTCCCTGGTGATCTAATGCAGCCATAACCTAGGTACCACGAAAGGAACCTGCCATGTCTGCCTCTTCCCAGCCTGCCCTTGCTCCTATCACCTCCATCAACCTGTCCGTCTCGTTCAAGTCGGGCCTTGGCGACACGATCAAGCGCAGTGTTAGGCTTGTCGGAGTCGATGCTTCTACGGTCGAAATCGCAACGTATGGCGTCGCGGCCGTGACTGCTGCGGCCCGTGCCCATCGTTCTGGGGACACTGAGACCTATGATACAGAGCTCGCGGTCCGTGACGACACGATTGGTGAGCGCCGTGATGCTGCCCGCGCTGCGCTCAAGGCTCAGGCTCAGGCTATGAGGCTCGACACTGTGACCAAATTGGAGCGCCACCAGCTTGCCTTCGCTGCCCGTAAGCTGGCCAACAAGTTTAGTCGCTAACGGTCACACAATCAATAAAGCCCCTGCCCGGCATAAAGGGCAGGGGGATATATCTTAGGGCAGCGTCCATCAAAGCCCTAGGAATAATCCCTCACCACAAGCGTGCTACCATGTAGCATGTGACGGGGTGAGAAGTCTAAATGAACCATGCAGCCAATCGGTTGCATGGTTTTTGTCGTTGTATGAATCATCGTAGCATGGTGAACCCTGTCCTTGGATCCTGATTCGGTCCTTGTGTCAAAGCAGGTATCAAGTGTTACGGTGTAACTAGTCGGGTTCGCTACTCTGAGCGACAATTTCATCATTCGTGGATTATGGGAAGGTCCCTAATCGTAGTCCATGAATCGGAATTGCTTTGAATCCATCTAGAACGTTCTGACAAAATATAATCAGAGACAGCAACGCTACATTAAGGAAGCGGAAGGCTTTACCGTGGAATCGGTAATCCATTGTTGCATCTTATCCTGATGCATGGTTTCCAGCTCTTATTGTACACGTTACGGTCATCCTAGTTCCTTCTCACACTGTGGGAACTAGTGCATAAGTCCGTAGGTTCAATGTGACATGGTTCAACGTGCCATGTCACATTGTTATGCCTTAACAGTGTGACACGTTGTTTTACCACAGGATCATCCTGTGACCTAATCACCCTGGGCCAGTCCGGTCCAGGGTAACATCGTTTCTGGAGAAAATCATGGGTACTACTCTCATCAAGACTAAATCAGAATTGGACAACCTTGTAGCGGTACAGTCTGATCCTAGTTTCATGATTGTTGTAAAAGGTTATATGTTCATGGTTTCTTATAATCAGTTTGTTAATAGTCTCACAGATGATTGGATTGTTGAATTGGTTGATGATTCTATCTGCGTTGTCTCATTCTTCCGTGCGAAGATGACCTAGAAAACAAGGCAGATTCAGCCTCAAGGACTCCCCGATGCATTGGGAGTCCACCCCGGTATCAAGGTCCGTGGATCGGGAGAAAAATGGCCGCCACGGGCCGATGAGACCATGGGAATGGTCTGGCTGGTAAATCAGGACCTTTGTGTCCTTAATTGGTATAATCGTGGTTCATGGAATGTACTTTTACACCATGAACCATGTAACATTGTAGCCTCAACCTTTCCCTTCTAACACTTTTAGGGCCATGTGCCGTAGTGGAAGGAATTGATTAGGCTTTGTTACATGGTTCATGGTGTCATTGTAGCATGGGGTATGGAATGGAAGGCTGTTTTGATAGTGGCGGTTTTCGTCCAGAAGGCTTATTAAATTGAATATAGAAGTTGTATAGTCTGTCGAATCTCTCTCATATATAGTATATAAGCAAAATTATTTTACATATTTTTTTGTATATATGGGTATGTAGAGAGGGGGGTATAGCGATTTCTCAATATAATTTAGTTACCTTACCCAATCAGAACGACAAATAGCAAAACAGGAACCATGCAACCATGCAACCCTGTTACAATTACCCCTCTAAACCCCTATTCCTAGTTCAAAAAGCTCAAAAAGTCACACTATTAGGGGCTTATCGACGATTTATTTATTCTTGAATTAATTTAAAAATTCGGGCAATAAATCTCATTGCTAGTACATTGTAGACCCTTAATCATACTAGAAAAGACACAAAGCATACTAGACACACATAAAAATCTAGTTTTGCGGTATAAAGATGTTAAAGCGAAAGAATCAATTCTTGAATTAATTTAAAAATTCGGGCAATAAATCACACTCCTAGTACAATACGACCCAACAAACGTACTAGAAAAGACACATGGTATCCTAGACACACATAAATATCTAGTTTTGCGGTATTTGAAGGTATAAAGACGTTAAAGCGAAATAATTTGTAATTTACTTCAGTCAGATAAAATTTTATATTGACGACCAATAATCAGTAGTATAATACTAAACAGGAGCATTAAAATGACAACACCTTCCGCTAAGAACATCCTACAGTGTATTCTAACAAACTTCCCTCTACCTAACAATCCAGATAATGAAATCTGTGACACAGTAATCACAGCCTCACTCAAAAATGGATATTTTCTATCCACACTTACAACTGGTGTACGTATGAAAAATAAGCTAAAACAGAAAAGGTGTGCTCCGTTTTTGGTAGGTGTAGAAAATAGATTGGATGTATTGATTGAGCATGAGATAAATACCGCTCTAAAAGATATGTACATTATTCTTCGTGCAGATCTACATAACCTATTAGCTATAGCCAGACTAAGCCCATGAACACACAAAGAAACCATTAGAAAGAAACCATGTTCACACGCACAGAAAAGATCCTCTATTCTCTAGCACTTCTATCACTGTTCATGGCAGCATTGATAGCAGCAGAAGAATATTCTAAGTATATCGGTAAGAAATCGTACGAAGAAGCCATCCGTACATATAAGACGCCAGAGATTTCTGTGACACGCACAGAATGAACAAATTCATCCGTAAAGCAGCGGAACTAATCTCCCGCTCTAAGCATCACGATTTCACGCAATTCAGACACGTGTCATTCGTGGTTCAAGATGATAATATCATCGCTCATGGATGGAATCATCGCCATGATGATCCTCCGCCTATCTATCGCGACAGAGGAACTATCCATAGCGAATGGCACGCATATCGCCGTGCAAAAGAATTAAGAGAGTACCGCTATTGGTACATGGTTAATGTGAGATTACATATAGACTACACAATCGCACTAGCGAAGCCATGTGTAAAGTGCCAGAAATTCCTCCGTGCCATCGGGTGCGGAAAAGTCATCTATACCACTAACTACACGGACTACGGTCCAGAAACGATACATCTATGATCTACATTCCAGAAGAAATTAAATCAGGACAGGTGTATAAAGGTCCTACTGGTGAAGAGTATCTTGTATGTCTTATAACGGAGTCCAAAATATTCACTTTTACATATAAAGATAAATGTTGTGGTCCAAAAAACTTTAGTATAGACGACTTCATAAACAGCGGACTAAAACTCTGCACAACTCTAAAGAAAGAACAAACCATGTCCAACGACTTCAAGAACGCATACAACAAGTGGAAAGCACAAGACCACACTGCATTATATTCAGCATGGTTTGTAATGACACGTAAAGAAACAGAAGAATTCTACAACACCATTAAAGAATGTTTTGATTGTATCAGTGAGCATGGTCCACGAGAAGTTACTTCCGTATTAAAAAATAACATTGAAGTACAGTATCACCGTAATCTCAAGACGTTCAATGTCTACGTCACTGATCATAAAGAAGTAAAGGTAGAAGACCGTCCGTCATTGAAGCACGGACAGGTGTGGAAACATCGCGAACTGGGCAGTATGTATAAGGTTGTTGCAGTAGGATTTAAATTCGTACTAGTAAATATGGACTCATTTGCTACATACGCCGGAGATAAGGATTTCGATGGACATGATAACGACTTTATCTTCGTGAGTGACAAATGAGTGAAGAAAATTTTGAAGAACTCGCCCCAGACTCCCGTACAATCACTAACGGACAGATATGGGAGTTACACTATGCTAATGGTGATATAGAAACACACATAGTAGTACAGACTTCCAGGAAAACCTTCCGCTTAATCAGTCTTGAGACAGCTAATAGATGGACAGATGATTCCTGCTTCGCTGAACCAGAAGAAGGAGAGACGTGGCACTATATTGGCACGATCTACGGTCGCGGTTTAAACAGGGACACCCACAAGATTGAGGTAACTAAACTATGAATGAACGATCCGTAGCAGAAGATAAAGCAATCGCAGAAAAGCTTCTAGCCCAGCAAACAAGCAAACCAGTCGTAAAATCCTTCCATAAAGGTGTAACAATAGCACCACTTAATAAAAGCGGATCGAACGACTACTCTATTCCTAAAAGGAAACGATATGCCTAAAACACTCTATTTACTTGTAATAAGAACAGAGTATGAAAGTTCTACAACTATTGATTTCTTCCTAGATAAAGAAGCCGCAGAAGAACGCTGCAAAGAAATCAACGAAGCTCTTTTTGCTGATATGCAGGCACGTTATAAAGAAGCAGACTATTCTAATACAAAGTCTTTAGCTTTAGAAGTTAAATATCCTACCTATAAAGAGTGTCTAGAGTACCGTGATAGCTGCCATGTAGAGGAGGTATCATGTTCCTCATAATTCAATTTAACGAACACTCAAACGATACCTTCTATCGCGACCCAAAAGGTGAGTGGGTTGTAAATCTTCATGGTGCCTTAGAGTACGAATCCGAAGAAGATGCGAAGCTAGTTCTATCCGCCTGTCGAAAGGCTGCTGATTGCTCTTATCACATTCACAAGGTAATCGAGCTATGAAGGCAGATAGAAAGAATAGTTTACATAGGTCCGAACTACGGAAGTGCTTATCTAAGCACAAGCTGATCCGTCTAATCAGCTTTCGTGCCTTGATAGATGGTGAATGGACCGAGCTTAAAAATAGCTTTATAGGTTTAGACAGGTATATAGTAGCCAAGAAAGCTACTGGTGTAGAGTTACACGTTAGCAAAGATGCATCTGAAGGTAGTTTCTTACAATTCCCTAAGCGTCACGAACTGAAGCGCCTAGATGACAAAGGATTTAGGTTCTGTTACGATGACGGCATTGACCTGGAGTACGAATATGCTACATAACTTCATAGGAATCAAAGATAAAAAGCTTATCTTTGAACTAACCCCACCAACTGACGTAGTTTATACGAAACTACGCAACACAGCTAAAGGAACATTCCTAATAGCAATCACCTATCCATATGTAGAATTCTATTATTGGGATACACTATCGCAAGGTGCCATTAGAGTATCTATCAAGGTAGCCGTAAATGGTGAAGTAGTTGAGCAAGAATGGAAGGATCTATGGTCGAGTAACTACATGGCTATCTCTTCCGTTCTCAGAAGTAATGGATATGTCCCATATGAGTTAGTGCCAGTGACCGATGTAACCACAGGCAGGGAATGGCATGTCTTCAAAGATTACCTACATACCAAGCTACCATTAGACGTAGAACTATATAAAGATGCTATTGGTGCATATAATGCACGATTCAAGAAGACACACCAAGCCAAAGGCTAATCATGTACGAACACACCATCTCCCCCACTGAGTTCAAGAATCGCTTCGATGAAAGAAGCTTCGCCACCACTCGTTACTATGCACGTCTAAATGCTATTGATGCAGGATATAAGACCTACGTTCTAGTATCATTAGATGGATCGTGGCAGTCAGAAGAGTTTTCAGTTTAATCTGCACAGAAATAATCACCCACCCAGCGCCATTAGAGCGCACCAAGGTAGCAATTGCGCTACAGAAAGCACCGAAAATGCTTATTGATCTCTACACTCCCACCTCATCCAAGCCAGTGAAGACTGTACAAAAGCACGGAAAGATCAAGTCCTTCCATGCTGGCTGGATCAACTCACACGGAACCATGTGCTTCGCTAAGTTCGAGCACAAATCCAATGCTCCTATTGCGTATGCAGTCGGTGACATTGTGAAGGTTCGCATGATCCGTAAGAAGAAGCGTAAGCCTGTTACACTACTAGTTCCTAAGCTAGTTATGTATAGACATGAATTTCCATCCGGTATCCGTGCTCCTACCGCAGATTTTCGCGAAGCCCTGTCACTAGCAGCAGCGAAGCGCAATCTTGTGAGCGAGGTTTAAGATGAGAAATAAGAACCCGTTCCTTACTCTATTCTGTCCAGAGATTATGGGAGCAGCATATGAGCCAACACTAACCATCGAATTTGGTTCTGCATAT